GTTTAATTTAATTGAAGTTAATGGGTTTCTTCTTGTTAAGGCACCTAATGCTTGAATAATACCAGCACCAATTACATTTTTACTTTTATTACTATCACCTAATTGAAATTTACTTTTATATCCTACTAATCTATTATTTCTACCATCTCCGTAATTGTTGTATTCAGCTACGTTAATGTATTTTGTATCGTCGTTTTGAATAGGTAATAAACCATGTCTAACAATATGTTGCCCAAATGCATTTACAGGCACTTGAGCTAATGTGTTTATACCTAAGTTGTATATGCGAGTAGGTCCTACAGCATTAACGATTTTATTTGCTGTATTAACTATAAAGTTACCTACATTTCTTAATAACCCACCACCAGAGGTAGGATTATCAGTTCTTAATTTTTTAAATTCTAATTGAGGTTGGGAAAGTTGTAAGCCAACTTGCTTAACTATAAATAATGGGCCTTTTGGAAAATCAGTTAGGAATTTGCCTATACGAAGAGTATCAACAATTGAAGCATTAACAGCACCTACAGCTCCACCTCTAATTAAACCATCATCGAATTTAGTTAATCGAAAACGGTTAAAACCAGTATCAACTTTATTAATATCTACTTGAATGTAGGGTTGTCCGCTGTTGCCTCCTCCTGGTTGATCTTGTCCGTACTTAAGTGATTTTAAGTCCGTGCGTAAGTCAATTAAAGGCATCTTATGTTATTAGTAGCGTCCGTCACGTGGACCTAAGTCTTTGTACTGACGTCCTGGTTTTGATTTGTACACTTGTGATACTACACCTACTGGATTTAAGTTTGGTGCATTGATATCTAATTCATCAATAGTTGATGGCTGAGGTCTCATTGATAAGTTTCCTGGAATTAATCTCCAGGTAACAACTGGTTGGCCCTCAGTAGAATACAAATTATGTAATGAATTAGGTGGAACTGGGTTAACACCAAAGTTAACTGGTTGGCCACCTCTCATACTTAAAGTACCATCTGTGCGTAATTTGTCGATTAAACTCATATTATTTAATTTAATGTTTCGTATAAATATTTAATGGTTATGCTGCTTTATAACTACCTTGTACTAGTGTTGAACCAATTTTTTTACCATCCATGTTGATTGATGTATCTTTGTTGTATAATCTGTCTACAGCCGCTCTAACTTCGTTAATAGCAGCAATCATTGGGGTTAAATCAATTGAAGGCATTGTACCTCCACCATCACCACTACCTAAATCAGTACCAGCAAGTACAGTATCTTTATCATTTAATTTAATAGCGCCTTCTGGTGCCAACAATGTGCGTTTGCCATAACCACCTTCTGACATTACGTCATCACCTCTTAATAGTTGATAACCAGCTGCGGCTACACCAGCAGCTGCTGCTAATCCAAGCGGAATTGCTAAAGGTCCTAAAAATGATCCTATTCCTGATACTGCTGCTTTTAAAGCACTCATAGCAGCACTTGCTATTGAAGACACTGCTTCTCTTTTAGTAATAAGAGCACCAGCACTTTTTAAAGTATTTAATACAACCATTCCTGCTTTTTGTAAATTCATCCATACTACTTTACCTTTTTCTAAAAGAAAATCTCTTGTAGTAATTAATAAACCCTTTCCTTTTTCAACATTGGTTGCTTCTTGTAATCCAAATTGAATTTTTAAAGCATTCATTAATCCATGTTCTGTAGTTAACTGTCTAAACAATTGAACATTACCTGCCATTCTGGTAAGTAATGATTGTTTTTCTAATTGATTTTTTACAAGATTAGTTGCTGCTATACTTTGTCCTACACTTTGATTTATTCTAGCAGCTGAATTCATTGCTATATCATATCCTAAAGCTATTTTTTTAGATGCAGCATGTGCTAAATAAAGACCTCCTATAATTTTTAAAGGAGTCATCATACTATTGATTATGTTTAATCCTTGAGATAACATATCAATAAATGATCCTAATGGTCCTGCCATTAAATTACCAAATATACTTTGTAATTTTTCTATAGCAGCATTAAACTTATCTTGTACATTTTGTCTTTCAAGTGCTTTTCTTGCTTCTTCCTCTTGTACTTGAACTAATGACTTACCACTTGCTAATGCTTCTTCTCTCTTTCTTAATGTTTCAGCTAATTGATCTGAGGTCATACCTACAGATTCAGCTAAAGCGTTTTGTTGTAATCTATTTAATTTAGTAAATTCGGCTGCTGTACCTACATTTTTAGCTAATTCTTCAGTTAATGTTACCTGATCACCAGCTAAGGCAGCTGCTCTTGCTCTTTCAAGATTAATTTGTCTACCTAATAATAATTCAGCCTTTAATTCACTTTCAATTGATCCACCAAAATCAAGTAATTTATCACCAGCAGCAGCAACCTGCTCTAAGGTCATACCAAATGCCTTAGCAGTTACTACTGCTTTAGCAATCATTTCTGGGTTATTACCTAAATTAGCTGCTAATTGACCTGATATTTTAGAGGCTTCAGCAAGAGCTGCTTTAAAGTTAATACCAACTCGAAGTTGATTTCTTGCTGCTGTTAATCCTCTAACAAATGATCTGTAGGTTTCTTCAGATGTTTTACCTGTTAAAATTGAAAAACGTTGTATTTGGGCGGCTTCATCTGCTTGCAAACCAACTTGTTTGGTTAACTTAATTTGAGTTGTAAGTTGATCTGCTGTAAATTCATAAGCAAATCCTGTTGCTTGAGATATTTGACTATAGGCTTCAACTAAATTCTTAGTAGTAACATTTAGATTATTAGTAGAAGATTCTATATCTGCTAAATTTTCTCTAAACCTATTTGCTCTATCTGCCCCATATCCTAATTGTTTTCCTAATTCAACTGATTGAGCATTTGCTGTTAAAGCAGCATTAACAAAGAAATTAGCTAATTTAAGTAGTATAGTTAATTGTGTGACTGGGTCTTTTAATGCTTGACCTATTCCTTGAATTAATCCTTTAGTTGCTGTAGTAACTACTTTCCATTTATCACCGGATTTAGCAGCTTCCCTCATATCTTCTTTTAAGTTTTCAAAGAAATCACTACTAACACCTAATTTATTTAAAGAACCTACAATACCATCTACTATTTTACCTGATATTCCTAGAGTTCTATTTATTTTTTTTTCTTCTTCTTCTCTTTCTTTAATAAGTTTTAATAATTGTGAAACATAATTATTAGTATCATTTGTTAATTGACCATTTTTATCAATTAAACCATTTAGTTCTATTAATTGAGCAGCTTCTTTAGCTTTTAATTTATCTCTTTTTTGAGAAGCTAAAAAAGCAAGCCCATCTGCAGACATTCCTTTATAGGAAAGTTCTAATTCTGCTTTTCTAGCTTTTAAGTTAGATAATTCAATACGTGCTTTTTTTTCTAAATTTTGTAAATCTTTTTTATTTAAAATACTAATATCTTGATAATCATATTTTAATTTATCTGCAATTCCGCCTAATACTTTAAAACTTTTATTTATTTTAGCAGATCTACTATCTATTTTTGTTAAATCATCTACAACATTTTTAAATTGCTGGCTTAAATCACTAAATGTAGTGTTCATTTCAGCAAAGTGGCGCTGAGCGTTTTTTAATTCTCTATTAAATTCTGCAGTACTATTTTTAACGTCCTCCATCCTTTTGCGAAGTTCGGTGGCGTTTAATCCAGAATCTCTAAGATATTGTTCAATTTGTTGTAATTGTTGTGGATCCATTTTTATTTGCTAGCTACATATAAATATTAAAAGCGCCTATTTCTTAGGCGCTTTAGCTACGTACGTTGGTGGTTTAGATGGAGCAATGTTCGGTCGTGATACCTCTTTACCCGAAGTATTTTTTAACATGTTTTGTTGTTTTTCAGCTTCCTCTTTTTGTTTTTCGTAATATTCTCTTAATTTTTCAAATGTAAATTTACGTAACCAAAGAGGCATGTTATATACCGTGTCCCAATCGTATCCACCATTACCGTGAAATACTATTTCGTGTATTTGAGAAAATATAACGGGTCTATATTCCGGCGTCAGGCCAAAAAAAGTTAAGAGATATTGGAACATCTATGCCCTCCCCAACATAGTCTGGGTCATCTGGGGTAAATTTCATGTTGATATCAGGGGTAATTTTATTATATTGTTGACGAAGTGCTCTTGCATCTTTAGCAATTAATAGAGTATCAACAAAATCACGGATATCTTTTTGGTCACGTTTACCTTCAACTGAAGTAATCATGTATTTTAAACGTGTAGTAATGTCGTATGAGTTATTTGGATTAACTTTTTGCATACCCTTAATTTCAGCTTCGATTTTCTGCTCATCACCATGCGTTAACAACTTGAAAGTAATATTATTACCTGAATTTGGTAATGTAAAATTAAATTCGTTTATTCCGCGTTTAAATAATGATTCATCAACTACTTTATCTTCTAGTTTAGATAAATCAACAACATATTCTTTACCTTCATAAGTAATAGTGTAGTCTTTACCGTATCCTAAAATACGGGCAGCAATCAATATTGCGTTTTTATCACCAACTAATAATTCATTATAATCGATTGGTGTAACAACCAATGCTTGTAATAATTTATCAAGTACTACACCTTGACGGAGATAATTGACATTAGTAAGGATATCTTCTTCCTTAGCCGTCATGTACTTCATTTCAATTTGTCCCTTAGCTAGTGGTGATGTTTCGGGATATAATAATCCTTTTGATGGTAGCGAAACTGTTTCTGTTGGAATTTTTAATTCAGCCATAAACTATTTTATTTGTTATATATATAAATATACAAAGAAAAAAAGTGTCTGCAAAAGCAGACACTTAAAGAATAGAAATATAGAGGGGAATTAGAAGTTTAATACGCAATAATCCATAGCGATATTAATGGTTAAGTTAATAGCTGCCTCGTTAGCCCAATCGTATTCACCAAATGTAGCTGTTTTACAATAGGCACCTTTAATAATCCACTCACCTACAATATCACCTACTGGACCTAAAATATCTAAAGTTAAATCTTTTTTATAGAAATCAGAATAACCATCACGACCAGTTACTGATTCGTGAGCCAAACGAGCCCATTCCATTACAGCTTGTGCGCCTGATGGAGTTACTGGGTCGTAAAGGCTTAATTGCATATCGTTCCAACGTACTTTTCCTTTTACTTTACGGTATACGTTGATATGATCTAAGATAATTTCACCAGCTTCAAATCCAGGAGCAGCGGCTGCCTTAATCAAATATGCTGGGATACCATCGATGTACATGATAAACCTATTTTGAACTTTTGGTTCAAAAGCGGTAAACATGATTTCGTTAGCGTCTAATACTGCCATTTTATTTTGTGTTTAATTGCTATTAATAAATATTAGCAACTACATCCCCTTAGGCAGGGAATGTAGCGCCAGTTGGTTGTACGTTGAAATTTAATATAATGAATTCAGCAGTTTTAGTTGGTTGAATAAATATTTGACCTACTAATTGGTTACGATCGATTACATCAGGAGTGTTGTTTGATTCATCCATCACTACTTTGTAAGCGTATAAACCTTGACGTTGTACTACTGATTCCATGTATGGATTTACTTGGCTTAAGAAGCGATTACGAGTAACGTTAGTATTTTGTTCGAATACTAAGTTATTAGCTACTTGGCCAATGAAATCTTTTAATGCAATTAATAAGCGACGAACGTTTACGCGATCGAGAGCTGTTTGTTTTTTCTGTAATGTTTTCTGACCAAATACTACAACACCCTCTCCAGGGAATGTAGCTAATGGGTTAACATTTGCATCATATAATGTATCGCGATCGTTTTGAGTTAATTTTCTTTCAGCACGTAATACTGAAGGAACACCACCACGATTTAAACCAGCAGGAGCAAACCAGCTAGCAGCAACCTGATCGTTGAAGGCATAAACACCACCAATTACTGTTGATGGAGGAGCCCATACTATTTTACCTAATCCAGAGCTAAATAACTGTACCCAAGGCCAATATGTTGCAGCGTAGTTACTATTTTGACCAGCAGCAGCTGTTGCAGCTGTTGATACTACAGCACCATATAATTTAGTATCTACAACAGCAATTGCATCACCACGATCCTCACAAGTAGAGATCATAGTTGATATTGCATTACCAGTAGTATCTAAGCTAATACCAGGAGCTAATAATACGTTAAAGCGATATTCATCTTTATTATTTAATAAATTAAAGGCTGTAACATAATCAGCTGGCATAAATCCTTGAATATTGGCACTTGTTGTAGAACCATTACCAATATATTCATTAAAATTAGACCCTAATGGTGTTGGAGGAACACCACCAGCAAAACAACCACCAATATTATTTAATACAACACTAGTGGAACCACTACCTAATGTTGGTAAGCTACCACTGTTTGGAACATTACTAATTGGATTAATTGAGCCTGATTTAAAATTACCATTATTATCAATTGAATCAACAATTGGAAAAGTTACAGATTTAACACGCACATACTGAGAAGCATTAGCGTAAGAACCAGTATAATCTATATATGGTACATTATCAGCATCTAAGCGATAAATTGGTTTATTATCACCAATTACACGAGATATAAAGTTAGGTAAATTTGGATCTAATGATAAATTAGGCCATGTTTCTAAATAGTTAGGTTGAGCAGTATTGTCATTACCAGAGCGAATAGCTAAAGTAAAGGTACCGCTACCTGTGTTTACTTGCGTAATTTCGTAGCGAACGTTAGTTGCACTACCACTAGCTAAAGCACCTGCAGATAAGCTAGAGGTGTTATTCATAATATCACCCCATGCTAATGTTTCAAGTACAAATGAAGATGAATTTGGATGTAAAATAGCACCAACAGAAGAGCTAGCGTAAGTACTAAGATTTAAACTTCCACTAATAATCCTAGTTACAAGTAATGTTTGACCACCATTCTGGAAAAAATCCCTAGCGGCCATTGATGTAAAGTATTCGTAGTAGTAACTACCACTTTTAAATGTTTCTCCAAATTTAGATATAAATTCACTGTAAGAAGTAACATAGGTAGGAATATAAGGTTGACCCAACACAGTTGGACCAACAATTGCAGTTGCAGTACCTTGAATACCTCTCTGAACTAACGATTGGTCAGATTCATTTTGGAATACGCCTGGAGATATAATTTTTTCTGCCATTTTGTATTAATTGTTTTTGAAAATTTAATTAGAATTGATCTAATAATAAATATCCAAAACCTATTACAAAACGCAAAACTACTACTGGATAGGTATGATTTCTCCTGTAGTGGTGTCTATGCTGCCTTGACCGTATTTTTCTTGTAGAGTTTTAATAAGTTCTGATTCTTTTTGTTCAATTGTTTTTAAATCAGATACTAAACCTTTTTTAGCATCTACTAATTTTTCGATGTTTTCTTGAAATACGATTAATTGTGCTTCAGTCGCACCAATCTCAAGGATTGTTTGATTGTACTTAGATTGTAAATCTTTAATAGATTTTAATTCATCTGGTGTTAGATAGGGCATAACATTATTTTATTGTTCCCATTTAGCTAATGGGCAAGCCTTAGGACCTGGTTTAGGTGAAAATATTTTTTTACTTAATGGACATCCACATTCACCACATACAAATGTTTGAATTGCTGTTACAAATTTTTTGTATGGACAGCTATCGCAAATCTGTGAGCGGTATTGAGCAATTGAAAGTTGTTCAGGAGTAGGTTTAGCTGAGGCTACCCACGCTTGAAATATTTCAGATATTTTATTCATCAACTTTTACTAACTTAAAGAATGTGTTATAAACACCTTCAGTTTCAACACCTTCAAATTCTTCTAATTTGAAAGTACGATATTCTAATTCACGCTCTTCTTGGA